TGCTCAGGCCTAAACATCTTTTGTAATATTATCCAATCTCTATCATTCCACAAAAATGTAACTCCTTTATCTAAAAATCCTAAATGAGCTATAATCCTTGCAGCTTCGTAATCTTGTGTCGTCTTTGTTGACATAATTGCTACGTCATACTTTTCTTCATCTATTTCTATTTCAAAACCATATTGACTATCTTTAATAAGATTGTCTATGCTCTCTTTGGTTTTGATACCAACGTACTCTTTTTGATTTGAGCCCTTATATTGGACTCGGTCCCTATACTCTTGAAATGGTGTCGACATAATTTATCACCTCAAATATGGTTTGTCTAAAGTTAGAAAAATCTACATATTTTAACGGAGTTAACTTGACTAAAAGGTCGCCCTTTTCTGTATTTGAAAGAAACTCAGAACATACTATCTCTTTACTAATTTCATCATAAATAGTCATCCATCTTTTCTTCTCTTCTCTCCAGCACAACATCTTAAATAAACTTGATATAAAATGTTTGCATGTCGCTAATTTTACTTGTTTCTCATCCATCAGTTACCTCCCTTAGTGCCTAAGTATCGCTTGAAATGCCACTTAATTCACTAGTAATACTGACCGTTTTCTTTGTGTACTCTGTTTGAGCTCCACGAGAATCGCTTAAGTATTGTTGGTATAATACTGTAAGGTTCCTCAAATTCTCGTTTGGAGAATATGTTTTAATTCCTGCATCGTAGTATTGTTGTTCAATTTTCCTACTACTATTTATATATCTTTGTAACCATACCGGAGTCATCGCTATCCCCAGTACTTCTATTTCATCTTCGCTTAATGTGTCTGTGAAAGCTTTTTCACTTTCATCTCTGTCGCGTAAGTTGTGTTCGGCTATTCTGGCAAAACTATTTATTGCCCCGAGTAATAGCGGGTATAAAGCGCTATTTAATTTAGTGTCGTCTAAAGACGCTAGATATTCATCTTCTACCTTACTCAAAAAACGGACATAGACATCGTAATAGCTAGTCCCTGTCATTTTCTACCCTACTTCTCTGTCTTCTTGGCTGGTTTTTTAGCTGTAGACTTTGATTTAGTTGTAGAAGTTTTTTTAGTTACTGCAGGTTTTTTCTCTTCTTTTTTTTCTTCGATGATTTCGTCTTCTTCAAAAATTGCTTCTTCTTCTTCTTCTTCGTCTTCTTTTGGAATTTCAACAGCGTCGTCTCCAGTTACGAAACCGACAGCTTCTTTCTCAGTTAACCCCATATCTAATAATTCTGAAATTGCTACATTTTCTACTTTAGCAAGTCCATCATTAAAAATTACTTTGCTTCCTGGGAAATCTAAGATATCCATTAGTGTTTCTTTGCTCACACGTACTTGAGCACCTTTTTCTAAACCATAAGTTCTTCCTTGAGTATCTAAAAGTCCTATAGTATGGTCTCCTACATTACGTAAGATAATTGTTCTTTTATTCATAATTTCCTCCTATTTATATAAATTTGATAAAAAAATATGAGAAGGACTCTTACGAGTCCGACCCTATTTCTAATAATATTATTTAAAATATTATAGTGATGTATTTTTGTAAATACCCCAGTAATTATTTGCAATTACAGCGATATCAAACATATGTTGCGCTTGAATTTCCATAGAACCGTCTTGAAGTCTTTGCTCATCAATTAGAGTTCCACCTTCAATTCCGATTTTAACAGGTTTTTCTTTCCCTGCTGGCATAACGTAAGCGTATGCGTCGTCAACTACTTTAGTTGCGTTAGTTTCATCAGTGAATGATTGTTCTAAAAGAACAACGTTTGCACCTTTGTAAGTCCCAACGTAACCTCTGTTTCTAACGTCTTCGTAATCTTGCGCTGATGTTGCTTGTGCGCCTGCTGCTACACCTGTTGAATTCCAACTTGGTGCATTATACATTGTAGATGCGAATGCTCTTGTACAATAAATTGTAACTGAGTCTCCGTATGCTGCAACTGTACTAACTAGTGCATCGAATGAAGCTACTATGAATGAAGCTGCAGTAACTTTATTAGCTGCTGGTCTATCTGTAGCTGTTATTGAAGCTTGTAAAGCTGATTGAACTTCTGAATAAATACTGTCTGATAATCCTGTTAAGATGATATCCATTAGCTCTGACATTTCAACACGTCCTGCTAAGAAATCTCCTAATTCTAAGATTGCTGCACCTGCATAAACTCTAGGACTCATAGTAATTGTTTTACTATCTAGTGTGAATGTACGGTAAGTACCGTATTCAGCTGCTTTTGTTATAAATCCTTTACCACGAGAAACACCAGTTCTTTGTTTAAAGATTAGTTTGTCTCCCACTTTTACTGATTGTACTTCTGCGAATGAACCGAAACTTTCTATTACCTTTCTTGGTACAACTACATTAGCTATTTCTTCTATAAGAGCGAATAAAGAATTTTTATGTTCTCTATAGTAAGAATAGTTATTGAATTCTTTAAGTTCTTCTCTTAAAGTTGCGTTAACATCTTCAAGACTGAACTCGCTAGGTACTTTATTCATTGCTGCTGCAGTCCCTAGTTCTACTAACTTTTTAATATCTGTCATATTCTATTCCCCCCCTTACGCGACAACTCTAACACTGAACCCTAGATTACCATCTGGTAATGTAGTAGGTTTAATGTAAAAGTCCCCTGTTGAGCTAGATGCCACTGAAGTAATTACTCCAGCCACTGCATCCGCGAAACCTTCAAAGTCTTCGTCCGCGTCTATAACGTTCGTAACAAAAAGGTCACCTATATGTAGTTTGTAAAGTCTTGGTAATACGTCATCGCTATTTGTATATACAAAATTATTCATTCCTTCGCTTCCTGTAACGTATCTACGAGCGTTAGAAAAATGTAAGTATTTTGCTTGTAAACATGTTGCTGCGTCATAAGTTTGAACAACTTCGTCACTAACAACGTCGATATAAGTAATCATACCGTTTTCTAATGTTGCAATTTCGCTGTTAAGCGCCATTTGAGCTTCTATTTCACCAGTTTTTCTACTAACTACTTTAGTAAGTTCGGCAACACCATAGTTTTCTATTGTAATTCTTGCCATTTTAACGTACCTCCTATTATTTGTTTTCCTTGAACTTAGATACTAATCCCCAAGTGTCGTTATTTAAGTCGTTATTGGAAAAATTCCAATTGGCTGTAAAACTTCCTTGTGTTGTAGCGTCAGATTCTTCTTCTTTATCTAATACCTGGTCGGCTAGAACTTTAGATAGCTTTGCTTCTAAGTCCTCTTTTGAGATTTCTTCTTCTTCTACTTCTTTAGTAACTTCGTCGATTATTTCTTTGTCCTCTACTTTGGCTGAGAACTTAGCAACTATTTCTAGTTTTTCTTTCTTAGTAAATTCTTTTAATGAACCTTCTAAGTTTTCTTTTTCAGATTTTGCTTCTTCTAATTCAGTAGTTATTTCTTCTACTTTAGTTTCTGCTTCAACCTTAACGGCTTCTACTTCTACTAATTTAGCTTCAACTTCTTCCTTAGCTTCCACGACAGTGTTTTTTTCTTCGTTTAATTCTTCAATTTTTGCTTCATGTTGTACTGCTTCGTCTTCTAAAAGAGCGAAACGGTCTTTCATTTTGTCTAGTTCAGCATTTTCATCAACGGTAACGTCTGTGATTTTTACGTCAACAACATCTCCTAGTTCTACTACATCTTCCGATACATTGAAATAGCATCTTTTATATTCGCCTTTCATAAGGTTATATAATAGAGCATAATCATCATACATTTCAGCAACAAATACATAGTAAGCGTCTTCGCCTTCTATCCCTTCTGCTGCACAGTATGCTTCATAAACTGCTCTAGCTTTTTCGTCTGCACTTAAACGGAATTTCTCAGTAAATTGTTTAATGTCCATATGACTATTACCTCCTTTTGCTTTTTTTTGTGTCTTTTCCAAATAACTCGCATATTTACTAACCATGTTTGCATAATTAGAATAGAATTGAGCTCCTTCAAAACAAGGTTCGTATTCTTCTCCTAGCACTGTTATTCCAAAAAACTCAGCTTGTGTAATATTAAAGTATGACTTGCCATCTCTGACAACCACCTCTCCTTCTAGAGAATCCGGGTTTAGTTCCATAGATAAAGATTTCTCTTCAGCAAGGATTGCTCCTGCTTCGGCAAATCTACCATCCCATATTACTACATCCACTTCTAAATATTCTCTTGTTACACCATCTTCTTTTACAGAAACCCAAGTTCGATTTGGTTGTAATGGGACGAACCCATATGCAACTTGGTCACTCTCATGCTCACCGAAGTCTCCTTCTTCTTCACGATATTGTCCTACAATTGGTGTCCCAGGTACTGTGCTAGCTAATTGCTCAGCTACATTTCGTCCTATGATAGAACGATTTCGGTTTGGGCCAACATAGAATATTCTAGCCCTACCAATGGAAAATACATTACTTACCTTACTCATTTCTGAAAAGGTAATCGAAAAGGTCGCATACTCATCTTTCTTGATTTTCATCGTAGCATACCTCCTATGAACTTCCATCTTTCGCTATAGTTGTATCCTCTTTATCTTTATCATCAACTTCTGGTCTTCCATCGTTACTACTTTCGTCGCTATTGGATTCGTTACTCATAGTGTGAGAACTTTGTAGGGGTACAAGTCTCTCGCTTAAGTCCAAGATGTCGTTTTCTAAAGATAATAGTGGGTCTATATAGCTCTGTCTAACTCCCATAGCTATTTGTGGCATCAATTTGGAATATCCATAAGTTGCGCCATTTATATAACTATCTATCATTTTCTCTCTATTGTTATAGGATGTATCCAAATAGAAAAATACAAAAATGGTGTTTTTTGAGACTTTTTTATAACTCAAGTTCTTCAAAAAGTAATTAAACCAATTTTGGATAGGTTCTCTAAGACTTGACATAAATGCCTCATCTTTATTTAATGAAAATTCTAACGTACCTTTCACGGTAGAATTAAACAGCTCTTCTGATATACCAGCATCAGTATAAAACTGGCTATAAAATGTTTTAATAAAGTCGTAGGTTTTAGATTGGTCCCCAGTATCTCCAAGAGTAAGTACTTCTATCTCTTTGGCTAAAGTGGTTAACGCATCTACATTCCCTTTTTTTGAGGCTACGTCTTTTAGGTTCTTATGAAACTCAGCCGCTAGTGTTAAATCAACTTCTGGGTTACCTTCTTTATCTATATCTATATATTGGACTAATAATTTAGTCAAGTTGGTTTCTATATAATCATCTCTTAAGAATTCAAATTTGACTATTCTTGCTAATTCTTTTGCCAACGGTGCGAATGGAGGGAATCCTCCTTTTGCGGAAAATGCTACTCCGTTTTGAACTGGTACAATATACCAACTTGTAGTTGATTTACGAGTTTTCCAATCCTTATAGGCGTTTCTTATGTTCTTTGGATACCTGTTTAGAATCTCGTCCTTATCTAATAGGTTTTTTATTTCTACCTCAGTCACACAAGTTTGAATTTTACTAATCCCAGAAATTATTGTATCTAAGAATAATAAGTTGACTGCAAATACATTAATAGCAGGCACTCCAGATGTTCCTATAATTTTACAATAGTCTGTTGGTAGCTTAATAGGTTTAAAATTAGTAGCTCCCTTATATTTATACTCTTCTAAGTAATAAAAGGTTTGTCCCTCTATTAGTATATCTAATAAACAGTTCTTAGTAAAAGCTTCAACTTGGAAGGTATCATCTAATAATCTTAGCGTACTACCGTAATCTTTAAGAAGTTTCTTTTTGTTCGGCTTCTTTCCGTCTGTCGCTTGTGGGACAATCATAAAGTGATTATAATATAATGTTGCTAAATAGTCTAAGCTTCTCTTATATGTAGGATGGTTGTAGAAAGCTCTCGAAATCTTTCTCCAATCATCAGCGTTATCAAACCTAATTTTATTTAAGTCATCTATTGTCACTCCTAAAGCCCTTGAATCAACATCTATTCCACCGGCGATAGAACTTCTTTCTCCGATAGAGCTCATACTAAACACAGCTTTTTTTAATTTCGCTATATCCGCCATTGTATAAGTTACTTTTTTAGCTGGCTCTTTTTTTGCTACCGTTTCCGGTTTTTTTTCTGCCATATCTGTCTCCTCCTTCTAATTTAGAAAATTAAATTGCGATTTAGAATAATCGCGGTTTCTCATCCTTTTGTCAGCTTCCTCTACCTCATTTATAAAGTAAAGTCCATATACTAGCGCCGACACAAGGTCTTTTGTCATTTTCGACCTTATCCTTGTAAGAACTAATGAGCTTCCGCTATCTAAGTTTGCTTTCAAGTTCGAAAGCTGGTCTTGTAGCTTAGAAGTCTGTGCATAAGGTATTAATTTCTCCGCCTGTTTGATAGTCTTCATATTACGCCAACTTTTAAATCTAGTAAAGTATCTTCTCGCTTGTCTCTCATTAATTAGTAGAGATACGCGCTTTAAACTCAACATTAAGTGAGTATTTTGATATGCAATGCTATTAAAGGCTCTATTTGCCTCAATTCCGTATAATTTTTTCACTGCTTGGCGTTTTTCTGTAGCAGAATACTTATTTTTGTTAATAAAACCGTAAGGTTTATAATAAATCCCATTCTTTTCTTGTTCATCAATTAAATAATCGGCTAATCCAGCTCCATTACCATTTATATCTATCACGATTGCTTTTGTATTGAATACTGAGTCTAAATGTTTAATAATCATAGACTGCTCTTTAAAATGCTTCCCCTGCAATATTTTCATATTAACAACGTGCACCTTATATCGCTCTCCAGTCGTATATACCTTAAGCATCATAAGAACTGTCTGGTCATTCTGGAAACGCGCGACATCGACAGCTAATATATAGAACCCTTTGTTAAAATTCTTCTCTGGAACAAATTCTGGTCTTAATAAACTTCTACATCTATTAATCTGCTCGTAAGAATAATAACTATCCTCACTACCACCAGACCAAACTGACATATATTCTCTTAAGAAAGATTCCATCTTATAAGAAGATTGCTGTAACGTTGCTTTTATTTTCTTTTGCGATAGAAGTCCATGGTTAAGCGGTATTCTATAATCACCACCAAAACAAAAACTATCTTTGTCACCTAGAGCCATATTTACTAAAGTTTCTAATGTTCTATCATGTGCATAGGTTGTTTTATATCCTGCGGTACTAATCATGATTTGAGCTGCATGGGGCTCTTGTTCGTTTAATTTCCCAGCAACAGTACGTCTATCTACATTCATCAATGGGATGACTACTTCATTTACTTGGTCTCCATCCATCATAGCGAACTCTTCTAAAGTCCCCCAGTGACGTCTACCACCACGGGCAGCGTTACCTGTCGAAACAATATCTGTTTGCGAATCGTTTTTAAAAACTAACTCCGCATAATCATTACCTGTATTACCGTACTTTCTTTTAGCCTTATCTATATCACTAATATCTAACTCATTTACAAAGAAGGGAAATAAACGAAATACTTCGTTTGTTTTTTCTTCTATAATTTGAGCAGCTTGTTTTTTTGTATCTGCACAAGTAAACCCTTTACTACCTGGAAGCATAATACCTTTTAGTATCATTGCCACAAAGTTTAAAAAAGACTTACTATACGCTCTTGGGAAAGTCCCAGATACCTCTCTAAACCTCATACATACTCTTAAGAACAACCTTTGATAAAAGAATAAACCGAAGTAAGAATTTACTGGGGTTATTATATCAATTAGGTAGTCTGGGTATAAAGTAAACAACTTAACCAGTTTTTCCATCTTATCTCTATTCGCTTCTATGTACTGAGGAGTAACAATTACTTTAGACACATCGTTACGTTCATAAAAAGTTTCATAGTAATCATCTAAAAACGAATCTACCGTTACATTAGATGTTGTCATTTTCTATACTCTTAAACATTTCTTCTAACTCCGTCTCATCCATAGTCTCCTCTAATTCTACGGTTTCTTCTCCACCAGAAGCATAAAGAACTTCTAAATCCTCATCCTTTATATCAGTACCACTTTCTCTTTCTATTTTCTTAGCCTCAAACATTTCATTTAAGGTCTCACTAGAGTCTGAGAAAAGCCTTCTTGTGTATTGTTGCATATTCGTTATAGTTTTGTCTACTATATCTCTGTCTTCATTAATTTTATAATCTAGTAAGAACCCAGTTCTTTCTAAATAAGCGACCAACTCTGATAAACTGGTAATAGTTCCTTCATCACTCAAAGTCTCTGACCTTATACCAGATTCTTTTAAGAAGGTGTTATAACTTTGTAAATATGCTGTGGCGTTCTTTGTGTCGCCTTCTGATATCTTCTTATCAGCAAGTACAGACAATTTCGCCAGTTTACGAACAGTATCCTTTTTTGCTTCTTCAACATAGTTTCTTCTACTTAGGGTATTCCTTTCGTATTCTTCCATCCTTATATAATCCTCTAAAGCAAATCCTTCTATATGTCCCCATTTCTTTCTTAAATATAAAAGAAGGTCTCCTTGTATAGATGTCATCTCTTCTAAAACTCTACTATACTCTCTAGTTTTCTCCCACATCTTATTAATAGTAAACCAGTCGCTATTAGCATACTTACCATGTACCAACTCAAAACTATAATCTAAAAGAGTCTCATCAAGGTTCTCTTTCTGTTCTTGTATTCCAATCCAGGCATCTGCGTCGAATGGCAAATCAAGAAACCTACATAACTTATCAATGGTCTCTAAATCGTGTTTATCTATGCGCTCACTAAGGCATGTAGCACAAAATGGAGACTTTCCATTCAGGCTAAACTTAGTATTCACTCCCATTGGAGGGAATAACTCAATATTTTTCTTCTTGCCGCATAAAGGGCAAACTCTATTCATCTCTGTCATTTATATCCTCCTCTCCCTTTTTAAACTAATTCTTCTTTTAACTCCTCTACTTTATTAGCTGCTACTACTTCTTCATCATGCCTTATTGTACTCATTTCTTGTAGCACATATAAAACCAAGTAATTCTTTAATAAAACTTCCTCACCATTATTTAGGTTAACCCATATAGTGTTCAGTAAATCTTCTTCTATTCTAATCTCTTTATTTAATAAGTCTTTTACGTTCATTTCTCTCTACTCTCCTTTGCTCTCGCAATCTCTTTTCTTGGAAGGTGCAATCCTTACAGATTTCTCTCCAAGTACTATTTTTATATCTACCAAAATTTATATCGTCTGCAAAAAGCATTCTTCCACACTTAGGGCATACTTTCCATTTAGTCATATTCTCTAGTGACCCATCTGGTTTATACTGTTTTTCTTTCCACCATAGCCCGGCCTGCTTAGCAATACGCTTCGAAAGGTGTTGCTTCCAAATCGTACTTATGTAGTTGACGCTATAACTCTTAGAAAACTGTGCCGCTAACTCTCCAGCTATTTCCTCGTTCGACATCTTATCAATCTTTCTTACAAGGATATGTTTATGTTCAGGTGACCATCTAACCTTTTCTATTATTTCATCTAGGAAGTCATATATCTCCCACCATGGGTGGTGAGGGTCATCAATGCATTTTCCCTTCATGCTAGAGTAGAATTTTAATAAGGCATAAATATGTCGCCAATCTCCGTAATCTATTATATACGTACCCTCGCACAATAAATGCTTTCCTATTCTCATGCCATAAGGGTCAATTGTTTTCCCGTATGAGGCAAATGTATGGGCCCTGCCCATTGTTGGTTTAAACATATCTTTCAAAATGAACTGCTCTCTCTTAAGGTCTATCATCCATTCACGCATAAAATATTTATTTTGGTATGTTGGCATTAGTTTTCTAGTAATATCCATTTCACGGGTTCCAGCTAGGACCTCTCTACAATATTTATATCTTTCCTCAGCCCATTCGATAGCTTCCCATAAAATATCCATCCCTGGTATATCTGCATCTAACTCTCTATCAATCTTAGGTTTAATGACTTTATAAATCGAAACCTCTTGATTGCTCTGTACCATTCTCTCTCCAAGGGTGCTCTCTATCAAAGCCTCATAACTCACTTTCTTTTTTGAGCCCTCTTTTAATTCCACTTGCGCATCCACATCTTCCGAATACAATAAATAGTTTGCCACCTTACTTAATTCACTAGGAGGGCACATCGCCAGATATCCCTCAGCGTCTAAAAAGTTGACTAAGCCTACCCTTTCTTGGTATGCTTGAAGATTGTAATCCAATTCACGAGCAATTCTCATTATACAACTACCTCCCATCTTTTTCCGTGTGCTGTTTTTTGTCTATTATTAAAGACATTATATAGCGTTCCGACTGGTATCCCAGTTTTTGTAGAGGCGTCTTTTATATTGAAAAATATCTCTCCAGTATCTAAACATCTTATCTCTTTTTTATATCCTATAGGATATCGAGCCGCCATTGTAGCCTTGGCCTTTTTAATAGCCTCTTTAGTTCTAACCTTTCCTAAATGGCTTTCTCTCATTTTTAATTTAGTTTCTTCAGTATAAACAAAACCAAGTCTAGCTTTTATAAAATTATTTACTTGTTCTTCGGTCTTGTTCCAAGAAAGACCGGTAGTACCAGTATCTCCTCCAGAAGAAATATTATATCCGTTCTTTTGCTCAGTGGTTTTGTATTTCTTAATATATTCTATTTCTTTAGAACACGCCTGTTTTTTATTTAAACCCCCTTCTAATAAAAAATGTTTGAATGAATCCCAACCATATTTTTTTATTGCCCTGTTGAAATGCTCGTTACTACTATAACTATTCCCATTATTCCATCTTTGTTTTAATGGCTGCATAGTTATACCTATATATTTTTTACCGTTGGGCGCTTCGTGCATATAGACCTTATAATCTAATTCTCTTGCTATTCTCATATTTTTGTCTCCCCGTTGCTTTTATTGCTAACTGTATGCATATTATAACATGGAAAGCGCATTCTGTCAATAGAAAAGTGAAAATATCCTAAATTTCTTTCAGAAATCTATGTTTTATAGTACTTTGTAACAGAAATTTGACAAAAGTCAATATTTATAATATAATATATATATAAATAAAGAATATATATAAATATAATATAATGTATGTATATAATAATAGTTATATACTTATATAGTATCCTTGGAAAAAGAAAACTTTACTTTCTGTTATCTAACTTGGATATATATAATAAAGTATTGATTATTGTGCTAACGCAATATATTTGTCTTATATCTTAAGGAGAATACAACATGTTTAATTATCAATTTATATTAACACAAGAAATTAAAACTAGGTTAGCAGATAAAGGATTTTTAAGGAGAATGAAAGTACTACCTCATCATAACGGGAATGATACGCTGTATGTACGTTTTGGATTATTTTCTAAATGGGCACATAGGTTAGAGATATTAAATAATAGGTCTATAGATTATCAAATAAGTCGCTATGTAGGAAAAGGACAAACAAGATGTCCCAGAAGAGTTAGAAATGATTTCATATACCGTGTGGAAACTGAAGAAACAGATGGAATAACACCATTTAGGCCTAGTGCTATCGAAGAAATCACACAACGTATTTTAGAATTAGAACTACACCCGTATATTGCTGGATATAAGATTGACACGAAGTCCAATTATTTACACACCTCTTTTATAAAACTATTATTTCCACGGCTAACCAAAAAGAGACATGTATTCGCAGCCGCGCGTAAAGCTTGGCGCAAATTTGGTAGCCTCGTTAATCCGCGCATGCAGCAAAGTTTTAAAATGTATCGGAGTCGTTCAGGAAACCAAATCGACTCAAAAAAACTAGGGAAATTGGCTATGCCCATAATAAGAATGTCTGCATTGATGACAATATCATTGTCCATCATACTGGCGATTATGGAGCATATCAAATGATATACTTTAATAAAGAAGAAGGAAAGAAGATGTACATTAAGACATTACACGCCAAGGGTATGTTCCTTGATGACCTTACAGATAATCCGAACGAGGCATTGAGCATTAAGAGCGATTACTTTGACGCAGTACTGCATAGGTTAGGCTTTAAATCAGAAAAGAAACCTAAAATAAAAACTAAAGGAGTACCTAAATGACAGCAATACCATTTGGGCTAACATTATTATTTATATTAAAATAGAAATTATATATAGAACGAGGTAAACATGTCACCACAAGAGCTAAAAAAACACTTTACTAGGAAGCATGGATATATAAGTTTTTTAGGAAAAATCCCCACAAGGAAAGACCCGCTCACAATACATCACATCATCCCCAAACGTGATGGAGGAAAACTCACCGTATTTAATACTGCGCCATTAACGCGAAGTGGCCACGATAAATTCAATCTTCTAGAACAGAAGCTCCCACTAGTCGCACAGTATCTAAACGACATCTTCCTCACAATGGACGACCTTAAGACGCTCAAGAGATTCTTAGAGGTCGCAAAAAGGAATGGGGAAATTGTAGACGAGTATTTTCCAAAAGCCGTAGACCTATGTAAAAAGCACAAAAACAAAGGTTA